CTGAGGTTACTGTTACAGTGTCAGAGGACTCTAGGATAATCTTACCATCCAATACTGACAAAGCAGACTCTGCTGGTATAGGAGCGTCCTTTACTACATGGACACCAGCAGCTTTTACTGTAACCTTTATTTGACTAGAAGTTGTATTGGCTACGTTTAGACCAATAGTAACTGTAGTCGTTGAAGGTGGGCATGTGTAGGTAGTAGTTTCGTTAGTACCTACTGAACTGCTTGTGAAGTTTTTGAATGTGTTAGCCATTTTGAGTTACCCTCTTATGCTACGTCATCAAGTAATGCAGCCACTATACAATCAACTGTACCTGTACTAGATACTGCGTGAACGTCTGCTACTGTAGTGTTTGGACACTGAATAGACAGAGCTTGTCCAGCACCTACATAAAGCGCATCTGTAGCAGAAGTTGAAGCTGTACCAGCGTCTAAAACAATATAGACAGCGTTAGATGAGTCAGTGTTTTTGACATACAAAAACTTAACTTTGTCTGCTGTGTGTACTGCTGTAGGTGCTGTTGAGCTATCTACTGCTGTGTAGTCGGTAAAGTAACCAGTAATTAAATCACTTGATGTATTACTAACTGATGATAATTTATAGTACCATTTGTCGTTTGCATCAGCAGGTGTAACTGTTGTTGTAGTTGAAATAGTTTGAGCTATCTCATCGGGCAACACAGTAACCTGTGACACTACTGTTGCGTCATCTGCCATTTTATATCTCCTATCCTAATGCAATGGCTAGAGCAAGCGAGTTACCTGCAGGTTCAAAGGCATCTCCTGCTGCTGCTCCGTTTACAAAACTAGAACTATCTTCGTTAAAGAATCTAGTTACGTTGGTTGATGTATTAAAATAAAAATCCCCTGAGGTTAGAGGATCACCGTTTAAATCTGTTGTTGGGTCACTTGTTGCGTGACCTAAGTAAAAAGCGTTTATTGATTGGGTTGCGTTTGCAGATGCTGTACTAGCTGAAGTTGCTGCTTGATTAGCCCAGTACTTAGCTGAATAACCTGCATCGTCAACTGTACCCCCTGTATAATTAGCCCAGTCTTTTGCTGAACCACCATTAGCTGCGCCTCTACGTTGAGTACCTACAGCGTATTCTTTAGCTGAATACTCTGAAGTATCTACTGAGCTTGCTGTTTCTGTAGCCCATTCTTTAGCTGCACCAGCACTAGCTGTATCTGTAACTCCTGTACCACCAATAGCCCAAGCTTTAGATGAGTAGTCACTTCCTGTTACAGCACCATTAACTTTATTGGCGTAGTTACCTGATAGTGTAGCTGATGTTGAACTTGAGGCTGCTGATGTTGCACTAGCTGTAGCTGAGTTAGCTGAGTTGGTTGCTGAAGTAGCTGCTGAGTTCATGTAACCTTGTGTAAGAGCTACAATGTCCTGACCACTAGTGTTCTTTAGTGCTCCAACATTATTTAAGTCATTACCGTTAAGGTCTAGGTCTGCTGACATAGTGTTGGGGCTACTACCATCTCTCGATATAGTATTATCAAAGCCATCTCTCAAAGCAGTGAAGTTGTTATTCAGCTTTGTAATAGAGGCGTGTCCTGATGTAATAGTAGTTATTGTAGGTTGTTTAGCCATAGCTTAGTTTACCTTTAATCCTAATCGTTGTGCATCGTCTTGTAGTAGTGACAATGCTTGTTTGTTTTCTTCTTCTTGTTCTTTAGCTTGTAACTTTTTCTTAGCTTGTGAGGCTGTATCATTATCTAGCCAGCCTTTGTCCAATAGAAGTTTAGCTGCAGAGAACGAGCTTCTTCCATTAGACTTCATCTCTTCAGCTATAGCTTGAATCGCTTGTGATTTAATTTTGACAACCACTTCGTTACGCCAGTGATTGACAAAGGGTTTGATTTGTGGAGCTTCGGATATACCTTTCCACACGTTCCAAGAACCAAAAACCGCCTGAGCAAACTCATACTCAGTCGGATCGTTTGGAACCATTTTTACGAATAACTGTTGTAAGGACACGTAAAGTTTATCTTTGACTGTTATGTCATGTTCTTTTGTTGTGAAGATAACGTCAGTGGTGTCATAGTATGACAACTCATAGAATAAACTTTTTGTTCTACACTTGCCATTCGGACCTTTTAGTTGGCTCATTGTGAATAATGGCATATAGTATAAATCCTTTTTTGCATACAACTGATTCGCATAGTAACAGGTTTCTTTTTGTTTGTCAAGCACTTTTGCAACATTTTTAAATATTTTTTATTTTTTACATTTTATTGTTGACAGATGTGTAAAACAGTGGTATAATAAATTATGCCTTGGGGCTGCTATAGTATGTATTATATATAATTATTAATAATAATCTGTCAATAGTATATCCTAAGGACACTTTTGTTTTCTCCTTTGGCTCACTCAGGTACATACTGGGTGGGCCTATTTTTTTGCCTTAGTGAAATTTTAGTGAGATAATTTTTTGTCACATTGTACATATAGCGGCTACCCCCAAACCCCCATGCCCGACCCTTTGTGATCACAAAAGTTTTACCCCTGCCTTGTAATGTGATCACAAATGCAGAACTTTAGTGAGTTTTAGTGACTTTGGTGCGGAAATGTGATCACAAACGCTTCACCAAAGCTAACCCACTGATTTTATTGACAATGTAAGGTATTATCTTTTGTGTCATATATCTTACAAAATATCTGACGTTTTTACCTTTGTTAATCCTTACACATTATATATTATAATAGGGAACGAACAGTGAACAAATATAAACAATTAGAACAGAACATGAACTGGACAAAAAGTTATCGTTTAAAAACAAGGGTTTGTAAAATAATTGAAAATAACTATTGCAAAATGTTTTTAGTTGGTGCTTACTGAGTACATCGAAAGCGAATAACTTTTAAAAGAGTAAACGAAAGTTCTTGATCCTTTTAAATGCTGACACCTTGAGACAGCTACGGTGAAATGCCCTAGCAACTAAGACTAAAAATAAAACTTGACTAACTAACAAAAATACGAAAGACTGAATATACAACAAAGAAACTAAATCAAGCCCTAGTGTATGGATTTACACACGCTGACCAAATGAACTAGACTAAGGAACTAGTAAAGCTGTCTGATGGAAGTGACGCAGGTATACGTGCTATATGGCCGAAACTATATAGCATACAGCAGGAGGTGCATTGAAACCATGCGCTAGAGAACGGTGACTTGAATCAGTCCGTCTTCAGGAGAGAGTGTCTATTTCTTGGACACATAAGCAGCTAATTGAGGCCAACCTCAACTTATGCTTGACATATGGGTTGCTTGTGTGTCTTATGAAGTAGAAAAAA